TTTGTACTACCATAGTAATCAACATCAACTTTCTTGATAAGTCCTGCTGGGTCATCTGCAACTGGCCCGAATAGATAGGTCTTTGCAGTAAATCCTAAAGTATAAACAATTGTTCTACGAGTTTCAAAACTCCCTTCATATTGGTCACTATAATTAATACTTTCTAAAACAATCGGTATATCTTTTTTCTCACCAATCGAATCTATCAAATTAATTGTGATATTAAATGATGGTTGAAAGTAAGGCACAATCTGTTCAAGTATCTGTAGAGCATCATCACTTAACTTAGCCATAATACTAAGTTCAAATGAAACATTATATGGAACAGGCATATAAACTTTCTTTGCAGTTGTTCCACCTTTCGCAAGAAAAGTTTGTGCGATTCCAGTCTTACGAGTTGGATCATATTGTATCCCTTGCATCTCAAAAGACAATCTTGGAAGAGTTATTGCAATCTCTCTTTCTAAATCTGGTTGTTGTTGAATTCTTGCCAAGAATTTTTGCATTGGCCCATAAGCCAATGGCACTTTCATGACACTAAAATTTGTTCCACTCGCATCCTTGTGTCGAATGTTAATATTATTAAAGAGAGTACCGAAACCGATAACCGTCTTTCTTAATATCTCATGATAGAAATAAGTACCTAACATATTAAAGCTTTCTAACTATTTAGAATGTTCCGAACGGATTGCCCTCAGAGAAGTCCAAAATGGCGTCTGCCTCTGTCTCAAAGTCTGCATTATCATTATATTGATCAGCATTATATTGTGAATTTGGATAGTCATTTGGTGTGTTGTAATCCACAGAAAGAATTACATATTCTGCACCAGATTCAAGTCCTTTAATTTTTTCACCAACTTGGAATTGCATTGCAGTTAACATGCTTACATCAAGAGTTCTAGATCCAGAATCCCATACTTTAACTCTTGCAGTCTCTGAAGAATCTGAAGATACTTGAACTGTTTCATTAAAGATGTAGTCACCATCTGCAATTGTAGTTGCAGCACCGACTGTAATTGTTGGAGCAGAAGTGTATCCACTACCAGCGTTACTGATTCTGATTGCACTGATTGTTCCACCAATCATCACTGCCTCAGCAGTTGCATCAGTTCCTCCTGATGGTGCAGTAGTAATCGCAACATTTGGTGTTGTTGTATAACCTGATCCACCAGATGTAATTGTAACAATACCTACAGAACCTAGAGTAGTGATGCCAGCAGTCGCTATACCAGTGCCTGGCACGGTTACAGTGGGTACTCCCACATAATCACCGCCTGGATTGATTAAAAGAATTCTATCAATAGATTTAGCAGTTCCAATACCAGATCGTTCTGTCATAATAGCAACAGCAGTTGCATTCACGCCAGGTGATGTGCTGATTGAAACAGTTGGTGCAGCGAGATATCCATAACCATCATTTTGTAAGAATATTTGTTGAACAGCTCCAAAGGCTAGAGTTGCATTTGCAGTTGCAACACTACCAACACCTGATAAAACTAATCTTGCAATATATCCATCTGTTTGAACGACTTCATCAATCGTGTTGACATTTGTATCAATAACCTCATCCTCATATTCAAATAATTCACATTGTAATTGATAGACATAATTCTTTTGTAGTTGGTAGAATGGTCTTTCATGTTCTACAAACTTAATTTCAAACATTCTTTTTCCTAAAGGAAAAAATATCAAATCTCCTTCTTTTGGACGATTTGATAAAGTATATTCATCATCTTGTTCTAAAAAAGGTGCAACTGATTCTTCAAATCTTTCTTTTGATATTACAAAGGTTGCTTCATCAGTTACTCGTACACCAAATTTTGTAAGTATGTCCCCTTGTCCAGCATATCCATCAGTATTCATTAAATATGTTTCAAGAGGAAAGGCCTGATCAAATCTAGACTCAGTTACCTCCTTCATGATTGTTGAAGATGTAACTAATTTACGAGGAATATAATGACACTCAATGCCATACATCCTTAGTTGTTCATTAACTAAGTCTTGGACTAATCCTTGTTCTCCTTTAGAACCCTGTAGAAAAAATGGGTTAAGTGCCATAGTATTAACCTATCATATCAAGTGGAGGCATTTCATAATCACTCGCCATCTTAGCTCTAATTTCTGCTAATTCTGCAACACCATCATCATATATTTGACGACCATTAAGTTGAACACCGCCAGGTAATTGAACTCCTTGAAATTTAATTAAATTTTGACCCCATTGTCTTTTACACAATGCTGTAAAATATCTTTTTAAAAACGGATCATTGTAAACTCTTGTAAAATCATTTGGATCTAAAATTCGGAAACAATCAATTACAAAATAATCATCAACGCTTAAAACACCAAAATCAGCATCAATATAAAGACGATCTTGACGAATATTAAAACGATATCTCATATCTGGATTTAACAAGAAAGTAATATCTTCAAGATAAGTTTGAACCATTGTGTATTGAAGAAGATCAATTGATCCAAACTGATATAAGTCATTTAGAAACAACTGATAACGAATATTAAATAGACCGTCATAAACGGTATCTGATCTAATTTTGAATATTTGATTAACTCCAATGACAGAGGGAGGCATTTGTATATAATTTTGATTCTCCTCAAAATCAAAAGTTGTTGTTAATCCAACTGTTGATGTACCAGTAGTTGTTGTAATTCCAGCAGTTTTATTTCCTCCTCTCGCTTGTCCTCTATCAATATCCTCTTGTGTAATTTTATATTTTAAATACATTCTCATTATACCATCATAATGTCTTTCTTGATATATCTGGACAGCATCATCTAACAGATCTGAAAATTGTTCATCTGCAACGTTAATCTCTAAGACAGGATAACCAAGCTGTCTCTTTGCGTAATCTATTAAACCATCTCTTGAACTTGGTTGAGCCATTCTTCACCTCTAAGTTGAAATACCTGTTCTGACAAGAACATTACCTTCTATAATTTTAAAGAAAGTAGAACCAGAACTTACATTGATATCATATAGATATCTGCCTTCGGACAAACTTCTAGTGACAGTTGAACCCATAGAAAGAGTTACTCTTCCATTTGTGTCTCCAAGTGTAACACCAAAAGTATTTGCAGTTCCAATTGCAGATTTCTTCATATTACTTTTTCCAGTATAGTTAGAAAAATCTATACTTGAACCAGCAGAAGTTTTAATCGTAAAAGTGGTGTTAAAATCTGCACCAGAAAATATAGTTAGATTAACACCATATGGAACAGCGACATCTGGATCAAAAGTGATTACCTGTTGTTGTGCCATTTTTCTAATTATTTAGTTTTTGAACAATGGTAGATAAAAGACCCTTGATGTCTCCTAACTCATTCTTTACATTATCAAGATCTTCTTTCATTTGATCTAATTCACTATTTTTATTTTCCACAACTTTTTTGCGTTCCATATACGCAATATAAGCTTTCTTGTCTTTATTAATAATTGCTGTGGAATCTGAGTCTCGATAAAATCCAGACTTACCCTCAACTGGTATGTGTTTTGTCATTATGCAAGTGCAATAGCTCTAAGTTCTTTAATTAATGGTGGTTGTGCTTGATTAGTTCCAACCATGTCAATTTTAATTTGGAACTTAGTGAATGGTGGTAATTCTCTAGATGTGAAACTATAATCCTTAAATTCAGCACCAACAGAGGGTGATACTGGATCATCAGGAAGTCCACTATTATTAGAGAAGTTAATTACTTTACCAAATTGATCTATATTGTCATGGCCTGGGAACAACTCAAAATTACGATCCAAACTATTTTCTGTTGAACCCTCTGAAATAGTTTTAAAGAATACACGAATATCAGACTCAGATCTACGATATGCGGCAAACTCAACTGTAATATTAGTTGCTGGATTATTTAAAACTACCATCTTAGAAACATAAGTTGATGCACAAGGATCTTGACCTGTTTGATTTACACGATTATCACTTGCAAAATTAGATACAGGACTGTTAACACGATTTGTGGTTAAAACCGTGCTAACACGATCTAAATCAATTACAGGTGAAACATTACGACTAGCAGAACTCATTAAAACTTCAAGTGTCAAAGACTTATTGCCAGGCAATTCAGATAATTGACGAGATTCATTATTTTTAGATGCAACCATTCTTGGAGTTTCAAAATGTGTTTGACCTGTAACTGAAACTGCTTGGAATCCTTGATCAACGAATGATTGTTCAGTTCCATCAACACTTGTTGCTGATATCGTTCTGACACGAGCACCAATGTTTGTACCAGGCGGTGTCATTGACTGTATGTTTGGTGTAATAGTTTCAAACTGTATATTTTGCGTTGCAGTTACGTTTGATCCACCACCTCGTTTTGTTGATGAGAAGAAACGATCAGGTAGAGATGAACCATTTCTATCAGTTCCATCCTTATCCATATCTATCTTGATGTGATAGAAATCTAAATCCTTATCATTTGG